ATTAATATATCTTAGTTAAAATAAAACTCTCACTATATATGTTGTTACCTGCATTATTACTACTCCATTGAGCTGTAATATTTAAGGTATTACTTATTGTTGTATCAAAGGTAGTGTTATTTATAATGCTGAAATCTGCACCTTCAAAAGCATTAGATGCATTTTTAGAAAAGTTAAACTGTCCAAATGAAGCTATAGAAGCCACACCAGCAGCACCTATAGTTCTAATAGTAAATCTAATTTCTAAGTTCCAATGTTTGTTAGTTGTGCTAGGCATTGTAATAGCTCCTGTATCTCCTAATACAACACTGCCTGACTTTACTCTTATTTGTAGTGTATTATTATTTACAGAAGAAATATGACCACTCATAGTAACACTAAAGCTATCTCCTACTTTAAAGAAATTAGCAGGTACAGTTAAACTACCTACTCCTCCATCTAATAATGTAGTTTCAGTTGTAGTACCTGTAATAGGAAGGCTGTCTGCTGTCTGAGCAAATAATCCTCCTATAATAGTAAAGGAGTTAGCATTTAATATGTTTATCTGTGTACTCATTCCTCTGTTATTACTTCAAATTCTGTTGGCTCTCCTAATATTATTTCAATGCTTGAATCAAAAACAATGTACCAAAATATAGGATTGTCAAGTTCAGCTGTTTCATAGTCAACCCAATATTGTGTAACATCTTCTGGTGCAACAGGTAAGCCATAGTAATCAGCACATTGCTTTCTTGCATCAATAGCATCTTGTTCATTCGTGTATTTGTAGCCGTTAATAAGCATTCCAATAAGTATTTACGTTTGTTTCTATTCCTGTTCTGTTGGCTTCTTGGTCATTATTCCAATGTACTAACTCAGCATAATTACCACCATTCCTACTTGCATTTGCATTACCCCAAGAGTCAAAAGTTGCACCTATATTAGATGATGTTCCTGTTGTTAAATCAATACTGTTTCTGAACATTTTAACCACATTAGAACCATCCCTTAACGTAGTCACTAAGTTAGAACCTGTTGTTGTATTAGTTGAATGTATTATTACGCTATTAAGTCGAGTTGTCATATCTCCTAATGTAGCCAACCATCTTAACATTGTTGGAAAAGTGTTATTTGATTTTGACAATCCTGCAGCTGATGAACTATTAGATGTTCTATTAAATACCATATAGTGATACATTAGTTGAACTGTTGTAATTGTGTTAGTTAAAGTGTACGCATCCGTTGTCCAAGTTGTAGTAATTTTATTTGTTATTGGGTCTAAAATTAAATTCCCACTTGAAACAATTTGAGCCTGATTAGCTGCCGTTGCCTGTGTTGAATTGTTAGCGTTTCCACTTTGGTCATACCACGTTGTTACAAAGCCATTACCAGCACCACAGAATGTAAGCAATGAAGCTGTATCTAAATCATTACCACTAAATGCAATGTCTTGTTCAGCATTATCTACTGACCGCCTTACTCTTATACAATTACCTGAATATGCTGTTCTTAGTTTCCTAAGTGAATAAGCTACCGCAGCATTTGGATAGGTGTCCAATAGCAATGAAGGAGCTGGAGGAGCTAATGAAGCCAAGTAAATACCAGTATTTCCACCTAAGATTACAGGCATGATTAAGATACATATATGATTATAAACTCAGTTCCAGTTGCATCATAAGCAAATGAATCAAAATAATTATTAATTGCATCTGCTGAGAAGTTTAATACTTCTCCTGGTTTAATAGTAACAGAAGCTAATACAGTTCCATTGGCAGACCCTACATTGGCTACAGACACAGAATAAAATGTAGCAGCAGCAGTATTAACATTACCAGAACCAGTAGGTCTTATCATACCTGTAGTTCTTAGCAATCCTGTACCACCATCTACAGTAATAGAGTTACCACCATCTTGTATAGCTACTTGTCCAGAAGCATTTACATTTAAAGGTACCGGAGACCCAGATGCTCCATTTACATAACCATAAATACCTACTTGGTCATTAGTAGCATCAAGATTTACTTCTAGTGTTACTCCACCTGCTATGTTTACATTAAGAGCATCATTACCACCTATATTAGTAAAAGTAAATGCATCTATATTAGCATTACAAATAGTTACACTATCTTCTACACAAGTTAATGGAAGTTTTACTTCATCATAAATTGCTTGTAAACCTTCAAGCATTTTTAGTTGCCAAGGGAAATTATTACCTTGGTTTCCTGAGTTTTTTAAATTTCCTATTGACATAATTATTTATTTTAATAAAGTTTAGCTCCTCTAAATGTAAGTGTTTCTCCTGGTACACTAACACTTCCGGTAATTATAAAATATTGATCTACTGACCAGTTTATACTTACAGTTTGTGGAGAACTACCAAATGCTGTATTATCATTTATTACATTAATATTTGCCGGACATATATGTGTTGAAGCTCCATCTATATAGAATGTTCTAAACATAGATAAATATCTAGCAGATAATACACCATCAGTTAAGGCTAGTTGAGTTGCTCCTGCTAAAGTATTAGAAGTATTTATCCAAAACTTAGTTTGTGTAGTATAACCATTTACTATTTTAGCAAATTGAGCAGATATAGTAATAGCTTCATTACCTGTATATGTGTTTGCTGGTATAAATACACTGCCGAATACTGTATCAGTAGATGCTGTAATACTAACTAAACCACTTAAATAGAAGTGTGGAACTGATACTCCCGGAGGTCCTTGTAAACCTTGTAATGCTAAGAAGTCCCAATTAGCTGTATCAATATCTGGAGTTGTTGCTGAAGGTCCTACAGCATTAGAACAAACATAACTTGAACCTGCATAAAATACAACATCTGTAGGGCTATATGCTGTAAGTGCAGACCATGTTCCTACAAAGTTTAATCCAGCTGCTCCAACAGGTCCAGCTGGTCCAGTCAGTCCTTGAATACCTTGAGGTCCAACAGCACCTGCAGGACCTTGTGGTCCAACTGGTCCCGGAGGTCCTACAACAGAAAGTTGTGTAGCAAGATCTTCATAACTAATAGCAGTAGGTTGATACCCACCATTCCAAGTTGGATCCTTAGTACCTACAGCTATAAGATCTGTATCTTGTAACTGGGTTTTAATCTTACGATTTGCAATAAGATTAAAAAAGTTAGTTAAGTTTTGTAACATGTTTTTTATTTAACTACTTTTACGTCACCTGCTGGAGTACTATACAACTCTCCTGGTTGTAATCCTGCTGCAAGTGCAGCTGCATTATTTGCATATTCTTTTTTTGATATGTCTCTTCCTGCATCATTAAAGAATTCTTTTACGCTTCTGTTTAAATACTGCCACATACGTGTCAAAGCACTTTTGTATTCTGCCATTGCCATGATAATAAATTTTTATTGTTATAATATAATATACTAAAAATATTTTACATAAAAAAATCCCCAGAATAATTTCTGAGGATTTTATATGGAGAGAGCAGAAAGTTTACATAACTAATCCCATTATAAAGGCAACTATAACCATACTGATTATGATAATATTATGGAATTTTCTTCCAACCGGATCATCTTCCCATACATTAGACATCTTATTATATACAGGTTTGCTGAATGCATTCTGTACTAAAAACATAAGAGCTAATAGAGAACCTCCAAATATTAATATCAGTAAATTACCTATCATAGGGAATCTATTCTTTTTTGTAAATATACTAAAGCTTTTTGTAAATCTTCCTTTTCAGTTAATTTATTTTTCTTTCCGGCTCTGGCTACATACTTGATTACATTACCTAAATAAAAATCTTTATCAAGTCCCCAGGCTTCTAACACCTGAAATACTTCATATGTATTATCCTTACCACCATAGTAATCTGGTCTTGGTTCTTTATCTAAGTTTACAACTCTTTTACTCCAATCTATTTCTTGTGCTGTAGGGCAAGGATTGCTGAGTTCATTTTTAAATATTCCATCTACCATATTTTTGTATACAGAATACTTATCATTTGATTTATACTGATTGTAAAATTTATCTGCCATGACTACCAAACTATTATTACATCACCTTCATTAAGAACAAGCTTGATACTACCATCTATATCAATTCTTTCTACAGTCTCCATATTAAGGGCCCCTGTTCTTACATATACTTGATCTCCTTCTTTCACATCTTCTACTTTATCTCCTATGGCATAAACAGTAAGTTTACTCCATAGTTTAGCAGCTTCTTGCATTAGAGCCTCTTCATCTTTTGCAGATAGTTCAATACTAGACTTCTTTCTTTCTGGTACACTAAGTAGAATAGTCCGGCCTCTTAATTGTTTAAATGGTTTCATTTTTCTTCTTTAAAGGTTAATACTTTTACAACAGACATTTGTGCATTTACTAGTTCACCAATTGCATGGTCAAACAATAAACTTCTTACAGGAGATCTTTCTTCATTATATGCATCCTTTAATTTCTCAGCTAATTCTGCAAATGTTTTCTTTACCCTATAAACTTCTGTGTCTTCTTCAGTTTCTAAATCAATACCAAAAAGTATTTCTCCAAAACTTTTTACTTTTACTTCTTGGATAGCTGTCCCATCCACTAACTTGTCTTCCATATTGTTGGTTTTAAATTATTACGCATCATACTTTTGTTTACTATTGTTTGATTTAACCTCATCTTCTAATTCAGGAGAATCATCTGTGTTTAGTAAATTAAACTTAATCTGTTCTATTAAACCTATAAGAGCATAATTACCATAGGCTTTTTCACTTATTCTAACTTCTAATCCTTTGTCTGTTTCTGTAATTTTTAGAAGTTCTATTTCTTTTGACATATTTAATTGTTTTAATAACTCATCATATACCATGCGGGCTTCCAGGTTAGATCCTGTTTTTTCAGCAACAAGTAACCATAACCTTTTGTACACTGCAGTCATCTGTGATATAAATCTAATAAGTTTATCATTAGCACAAATATAAAAACTTTTTTTATTTAAACTAAAAACCCCAGAAATTAATCCGGGGTTTCTAACTTTTTAACCATTTAAATTCATCATTATGAACTTAAAACAAATATAATAAAATTATTCATTATCATAAAACATTCTATCGGAATCTTCTGTGTGCCATTTTTCAAAACCTTCACAATTGTAGTAGTCTTTGTTAACCAGATAGTCGGGTCTCTCAGGAAATGGTTTAGTAACAAAGCTAGGTTCAGACCATTTAATCCTATTGTTAGGTTGGAGTGCTATCTGTCCATTGTCCAGGAGTATAATATGATGAGACTTATGTTCCAAAGGATCTTCTGCTAGAGATAGATCTGTGTTAGGATCATTACTACCCCAGTTAATTGTAGCATAATATCTTCCAGGGTAGAACTTTTTATCTTTCATATAAACTTCTACTGGAGTGTCCAATAGATATCCTAACTGAATTAGGGTAAAGTTGTAACTAAAACAATTCCATATCTGTAGATAATGAAACGGCAGATCTGGATCTGGTAACTCTGGTTCTGTTAGTAATGCATGAGATGGAAGTTTATCTCTAAGTACACCATTCTCTAACAGTACCTGGAACAGTGCAGCTTGTCCCGGCATACATCTAACTGAAATAACTACCCCCGGGGTAAATTCTCCAAAACCCTTAGTATGTTGATACATATACTCATTCCTAACAAACACCTTAAGAGGAAAAAAATTATGTTCTATATATGCCATATAACAAAGATATAAAAACATACCATATAAAAAACATACTATATAAAAACATACTATATAAGAGAAAGTGGTGGGTCTTATACCAAACAGCCCCGCCCCTCCGCAGCTCAGGTGGTACCCCCGGCTTAAGCTACAGGAAGCAAGGCAATGCAGAGTAAAAAGTTAAAATAATTTTCTAGAGAAGAAGTTTGTTGAGTTAGTAGGACTAGCTAACAGAGTAAGTAATGTAGTATGTAGTATAGTATATTATATATAGTATGTTAGATGACTATGATTTTTTGGAAGTAGTATTATATCTAAAGTAGGATGCTTAGTTATCTCATATATATAGGCAACTTTATAATAATATAAAATCTAAGGAATATGTTTTCCTTTAGGCAGTTATGAATAGCTCTACCATAACAATGCTGAAAGATGAAGCTCAGGTAATATTTAAATCCTGAATAATAACCTATGTGTAAAAGCATAGGTTTTTATTTTTTTTACAGCTTTATAATAATCTGAAAACTATAGATATGCACAGAGTAGATATTTTTAGTTTCTTGGCATCAGATGCTGAGGAACTAATCAAAATGCAAACAAGGTTGAACCAATGGATTACAGCTAAGACATTGGTGAAATATGAAATACACACTGCAGGTGAGTATATTATATTTAATGTTTGTAGAAAGAGGGATTAATAATCCCTCTTTTTTTTACAACTTTATAATTGTATAAAATAACAAGAAATATTACTACGTCTATTATAGACTAGGGTAGCAGGGAAAACTCTTACCAGATGCGGCTTTGAAATAAAAGCTTAGGTGGACCTACTGTGTAGTAATATTTTTTTACAGCTTTATAATAGTTATAAACTTTAAATTATTTGATATGCAAGAAGCAATTGACAATGATTACAGAGAATTCCTTGAAAGAGAAGAAGAGCTGTGGATGATGGAAAAAGAAGACCTCATCAAACAGATACTTAGACTTGAAGCAGAGTATTATGCTAATCAGGAAGATGAAGAACTACCTTGGTAAGGTAGTTTTTTATTTATAACAGCTTTATAAGTACTGTAAAATAACATTATGAAAAAGTTTTTACCGTACTTATTTGCCGTGTTACTACTTGGCTCTTTCTCAGGCATACTAATGTCTATGGGTTCACATATAATACCATGTATTGGATTCATGAGTTTATTTTGGGCAGGTATGCTTACACCAATGTTAGGGGATTAATTTCCCCTAATTTTTTTTAACAACTTTATAATAGTACTAAAACTACAATCATGAAAAATTTATTAAGAGTTACCCTCATTGTTATGACAGGTACAGGGCTATTTGGAATGATAGTATCTACTGATGTTAACCAAGCAACAGCTGCTGCTACCGCAGCAAGTTTATCAGGTTTGTTATTGTTTATTAGTATTAAGGGAGAGTAATCTCCCTTTTTAATTAAAACAACTTTATTATAATATAAAAATTAAAACATATGAAAGAAATTAAATTAACACAGGCTGACGTAGAATTAATGATATTTATTATACTGAATCCAAACCATAATTATGATGAATCTATACAAGAAGAAATAAATAGATTGTATATGACACTTATGGGTATGAGACTTCAAGCAAAGTATTTAGAGTTAAAGACAGAAAGAGAGGAGTAAATCCTCTCTTGTTTTTTTAAAACAACTTTATAATAGTTAAAAATTAAAACTAAATAAAATGGACAAAGAAACTGTATTAAAGATTATTGATAATCTTGATGAAAGAATTGCTAATTATAATTCTTTTATAAATGGTAATGCACTTGAGAGTGACCAAGTAGATTTTGTTTCAGGAACAAAACTTGGATTTGAACTAGTAAAATCATACTTGCAAAAGTGTATTGAATTAGAATTATCTAAAGCAGAAGACTAAATGAATGAAGGGGGATATTAATCCCCTTTATTTTTTAAAACAACTTTATAAGTAAACTAAATTAACTATGATAGCACAATTTCTGATTGATGAAATAGAAGGGATTTCTATTTTATTAGGGTACAAGATTACACCTGAAACTACTAAAGCTCTAAAGTCTATGGAAGAAAAAGACTTAAAAGATTATAGAGATAGTTTAGCTTTAGATTTTAAAGTTACAACAGGTAAAGATATTCTTGTAGTTGATTAATAAGAAGGGGTTTAGGCCCCTTTTTATTTTTAAAAAAAACAACTTTATAATTAAATAAAATTTTAATCAATACATTATGGAAAAAGCAATTAGATTAACACGTGAGAACTGTGTGGCACAAGCTATCTCACAAAGAAACAACATCATCATTCAGGTAACTGATATAGAATTATCTATTGGTACTACTAATTGGGTGACTGCTGTAATCCACAAAAAGTATTTTAATCTGATAAATTCACAAGGCTTTGTGGACGGAAGATTAAGACTGTGTGAAGATGGTTTAATTCTATTTGAAGGATTTAACTTTAAGTAATTATAAGGGGGACTTGTTCCCCTTTTATTTAGTAACATTTAAAACTATATATTATGAAAACATTTACTTACATGAAAAAAGTTGAAGTTGAAACAACTATTGATGTACCTGTTATCACCTTTGTACCAGAGAAAGTAAGAATATGTACAGGTGACTCATCATGGTTTACTATGGGCTATGTACCAAGATTTAATGGTTTAACCAGTAAAGAGTATGGTAAAGAAATGTGTAACTATGATGCAATGTGGAAAATGCTTGAGGAATATGTCCAAGAGACATTTGGTAAGCACCGTGGGTGGGGCTCAATAGACTATCATGTCTATTCAGGTAAAGACTTGAATATGCCTGACTTACCTAAAATTCCAGATGAATGGAATGATGATCATGCTGATTTAGTTAACATGTTTAAGAACTTATAAGGGGTGTAATAACCCCTTTTAAAAAACAACTTTATAATTATAAATAATTTAAAACTATTTATTATGGAAACAATTAACACAAGAATTGGTATATTAAGAGCACTTGACATACCATCAAGTTGGTGCAATAAAACCAATCATTTAAACCCTAATGATAGAATATTCATCACTACAGAAAAACCTGTAAGTAAAATGTCTATTGAAGAGTTAGAGCAACTTATTGAAGATAAGAAAGCTGAAGCTGTAATGGCAAAAGCTCTTGCTCAATATTATGAAGCAATAGACATTCTCAAAACATTTGGTGCTGAAGTGACTACTGAAATTAATTGGGTAAAAGACAAAAAAGGGGAGTGATCCCCTTTTTTAATTAACAGCTTTATAAATTAATATAAGTAATATACTATGGATACAGTAACATTAGAACTAACTTGGGAAGAGTATCAGCTGATAACTAATTGTGTAAGGTATACAGCTAATACAGTAGAGATAGCAAACTCTCAACCTGAACTATTATCTAAAATAGAAAGCCTTGCAGAAAAGGTATATTTAAGCAGAAAGATAGTAAAGAATAAAAGCGGGATATAACCCGCTTTTTATTTAAAGTGAAATGTTAAAGCAGGAATGTTAAGATGCTACGCATCAGCCTTTTAAACAACTTTATAAGTAATAAAAAATAATTTATTAACCAAAAATTTAAAAGTTATGATTAAATTAAAGTTCAAAGCAGAAGAGACAAAGAACGGTAACAAGCAATTTGTTGCTAATTACAAAGGCACATTAAGCCGTTTGTCTGAACAGGATTTCAGCTATGTAAATGGAGCAGGTGACACTGTAAACTACAAGTTGGCAACTGTATCTTTCAATGATTTAGACGGAGTAAAACACACACTTGACAGTGTAGTTGTTTATGCCACTTCATTGGGTAAAGGTATGGAATTAGGCCAAACTTACTTGGGAAGAATTTCCCGTAGTTTTAATGCTGACGGAACCGCAAGAAAACCTTGGGTTGCATTGTATTCAGCTGTTGCAGGTAAAGAAATCTCTGATGCAGATTTTGATGCAATTGTTCTTGAAGAAGAACTTGCCCTGTAATAGGGTATAATATAGAACAGGAGAAATCCTGTTCTATTTTTTTTAGTAACTAACCCATAATGTTTAATTCCTACGGAATAGCTTCTAACAACTTTAAAAGAAAATAAAATATATTAATTGTAGCGGTCAAGCACCGGTCATACACTGATCAACAGCAGAGTTTACACCAAACAAGGATAAATGCACAGGTAGTGCACACTTGTTGCATACTGACCCGGGAGAAAAAAATACCAATGTACACAAGTTTGTAAACAGATTTTGTATAAATGAGAGTGAGTGTTTTAGTGGGTGAAAACCTCCTCAAACCTTTATTGGTCTTACAAACCTACTATTTTCTACAGACCGTTACATACATTTACTTTTATATAGCTAGTAATCCATACTACCTACTCTTACTACTATATATAGGAGTAATTGGGTTACAGTACTTTCTTCCGGATTTATATTTCCGGTCAATTATATATACTCTCATCCAATTGCAGGAATTAAGGATGGTATCTTAATGCCGTTCGTGAGGGAGTCCATAAGGTTGAACTTACCACTCAACTGGAGGATTAAGCAACCTCAGGTTAAAACATCCACAAGCGTGGATTGACGGTCAAGGGTTGCAACCTTGTGAGAGTACCAACCTTTGTACTAATCTGACCAAGGTCAGGCAGTTGTAGGGAACAACCATGTAATACCCATGAGGTAACAAACTTACAGGTACAACTGAGTGCAGAGGGGTAAATACACCACTAGTTATAAGAGGAAACCTGTCTGAGGTAGTGAACGTAATCTTATAACTATGGTGTATTATTTAACTTATAGTAACTAACTTAAAACAAATATGGTTATGAAAAATATAAAAACAAAAAAGGAATTAGAAACAGAAGCACTTTTGTTATATGGTGGTAATAATAAACAAAATCCACCATTTAATGTGGGTGATAAACTAAAACAAATATGGAGAGTTGGTGATAATGACAACCTTATAAAAGACGGTAGGGGAATGGTGGAATTTGTTGGTATGAGAGGTAATATGATGTTATTGAAGACATTAAACGATTATGCGGCACATTCGGAGGATACTATTAACCAAGATGTTGTTAAAATGTCTAAAAAAGCAGGATATAAACCTATAATTGGTGATGTTCTTCAATTACATTATATGTATGCTGATAGATATGAGGTGGTCGGGTAAAAAACAGAGGACTTCTCACCCTCTAGTCAGGATAGATTAGTTTCTGTCCTGACTACTAATCCTAATGCACTTAACTGACATAAGTCAGGCAGTTGTAACAACAAGATAGACCAAAAACAGCAAACTCTTTGACTTAGAAAGGCGAGTTTAGGTAGACGTTTTGTAGTGATACAATTAAGATTAACTCTTAAGTGTTACAACTGAGTGCAGAGGGATTAACAGAGTAATAAAAACAGGATTGAGAAGCATGAAGTAAAGGTCTGTATGATCGGATGAGTAATGGTTTCACATATGTGATATAAGTCATACCCTGTAATAGACTCAAACACCTAAGTAAGTGTTTAAACTGCTTATACTTTATTTACCACAAGGTTTCAGGCGTAACCTCTCATCCTGTAAAGCAGGGGTTGACTTGTGGTTTTTTACCAATTGGTCTTTAAAGAATACACACAGCACTATCAACTTATACATATATATAAATTGGTTAACTGTATTCTGTCTAGACTAATACTCTATAGTCAGTCAGTTGTAATATACTCCCAGTAAATTTGCCTATAAGGTTTGGGGTTAAAACACGTAAAAGTAACCAATGAAACAAATGGTTGTGTTATTACAACTGATTGCAAAGAACTTTATTATAAATAGTTATTAGGCTGAAACATTAAGTGATCCTAATATTAAATACCTGTGCTAAGTTGGGTAGCTATTTGTAATTGGTGTGAAGAATACTTCAGCACACAATCTAAAACAACAAATAAGAGAGGTCTTTATAGACCAAACCCGGGAAGGTACTCTGTGTCTAATAATTAGGCAGGTTTTAGATAGTATTCTGTTATGCACCAAATACCTGCCTCTGTAAAAGGGGGCAGGTGCCTTCCCACAATAAATTAGTAACCAATTAAATTTATATATATGAGCAGACTGATAAATGCTACAAGACAGTATAACTCCACAACTGCTAATGGAGCTATTACACATTCAACAAGTTTAGACTATTGTCTTGATTTGTTCTTCCTAGCAGGTGCAAGTAGAAATATGAGAGAATCTGATATTATACTTGCTTTTGACCGTGCTCTTGGTCAGAATAAGAACTTAGCATATAAGATTTTATTTTGGGCAAGAGATGCAAGAGGTGGTGCAGGTGAGAAAAGATTCTTCCAAATAGTTATGGAACATATTAGTAAGTCTGATGCTTATGAATATGACCAATTAGCTATACATATACCCAAGTTTGGGTATTGGAAGGATGTATTCAAGATTGAGAATCCAAATGAGAATAATCTCAGTTGGTTAAATACTCAACTTGAAGAGTCTTCTGATGCTAACCTCCTTGCCAAATGGTTTCCAAGAAAAGGTAAATGGTTTACAGCCATGCATAAGTATCTTGAACTATCTCCAAAAGAGTTTAGAAAGAAACTTGTGTCTATGACCAAAGTAGTGGAAACTCAAATGTGTGCCAATGATTGGGACTTGATTAATTATGGTCAGGTACCTTCAGTTGCTATGAACAAGTATAGAAAAGCATTCTTTAACCGTGATGGTAAGAGATATGCAGAGTTTATACAAGATGTTCAAGCAGGCAAACAGAAGATTAATGCTTCAGTATTATTTCCTCACCAATTGTATCAAGCAATTCAGAATGGGGATAATGCAGATGCAGTAGAAGCTCAATGGAATGCTTTGCCAGACTATATGGCTGATAGTACAGAAAGGATTATTCCTGTATGTGATGTCAGTGGTAGTATGGAAGGTCTTCCTATGGATGTATCTATTTCTTTAGGGATTTATATCTCTGAAAGAAATAAGGGTATATTCAAGGATGCTTTCTTGACTTTCTCAGAGAGACCTGAGATGAATTACCTATCAGGTAGTTTGTCACAGAGAATGAGACAGTTGAAGAGAGCAGATTGGGGTTATTCTACAGATCTTCAAGCCACATTTGACTTGATTCTTAATAGTGCTATTAGAGAATCATTACCTGAGTCTGAGATGCCTACTAAAATTCTTATCATTAGTGATATGGAATTTGATCAGGCATGTCAAGGTGTTATCAATCTAGATTCTATTAGGTATAAGTATTCTGATGCAGGATACAAAATGCCTGAAATAGTATTTTGGAATGTTAATGGCAGACTTGGTAATGTTCCTGCATCTATTAATGATTCAGGTATTGGCTTGGTATCAGGTTTCAGCCCTTCTGTATTGAAGGGTGTATTGAAAGGTGAGATTTATTCTCCTCTTCAATTGATGCTTGATACTGTGGACACTGCACGGTATTCCTGTATTGGAACTGAATGAGATCGGAGTATGGTAGATACTTGGCAACAGAAATCTACCATTTTAACTTAATTATTCACTTAAAAATATATTTATGACAAAAGCAGAAGCACTTAAAAGAACAAGAGAAAGATTTACTAATCTATTAGATGGTAAGGTATTACCTAATGCTACAGTAACAAGCATTATAAACTACTATGAAACATTAGTAGAAAAGAATGTTACTCCGGCTGTTAATCACAGCTGTGGTATAATGGATAACTTCCGTGAGGCAGAAATCCAACAGTATGAATCTGATAATGATGAGTGGTACTACTGATTGTACCACTCAATTTTAATTAATAATTTAAAATTTATGATTATGAAAAAAGCAGTAATTAACCTTGTATTAGTGTACTTTGCATGTGCACTTATTTTAGCAGTAATCTTGACTAGTTGTTCTAGTACAGTACACTGTGATGCCTATAGTCAGGCAGAAAATTCTCAAAATAATGATTTAGTATCTAAATAATTTGGTCATGGAAAGTAAATTAGCAGAACTAAAAGAAAAAAGAGAAAGATACCAGAATGAACTTGAAGACTTGCATATGCATGAACCAAGTCTTGAATGGTATGAAGTCAGAAGATATGAGATAGAATCACAAATTGCATTTATTGATGATGCTATAGAAGAACTAGAGATTGAAATAAAATTATTTAACCGGTTCAATAAGATAGCTATAGGTGCACTAATTGTGTTTGCTGTTGTTGGTTTTACATTTGTTATTTATTTATTATGAAAATGATTGTTTATATGTTTAATTTGTTTGTTACTACTTCAGGGAGTCAAGAAAAGCTCCCTGAATTCTTATCTAAATCAGAGAAACAATTTGTAAAGAATGTTATTGAACTAGTAGATAATAAACCTACTGAAATTACTAAAAGTTCATTAGGATTTATTATATTAGAGTTTCCTGAAGCTAAATACCAACTTAAACCTAATGGTTATATTGGTGAAATGTGGTTGAAAGAAAACAATGCCTGGGTTAGTCTAGGTACAGAAGAAAATGCTTATTAGTTGTTGCGTGCACTCTAGACCGTATTAAGACAGATAAAAAGTGCAATAGTCTGTCTTATTTTTATTAACTTAAATGTATGATTATGAAATGGTTAGGAAAACTATTTAAGAAAAAGAAAAAAGGTTACAATACTGATGGTCAGTATAAGTTACTTATTATTGATGAAGATGCAGATTTGTTACACCACAATTTAGGTATTACAGATGAAAGAGCAGAAGAATTATTACAAGTATGTATAGATGCTTATGATACTAGTACTGTATTATACAGTGCTCTTGAAAAAGTTGTAAGTAGTTGTAAACATACTAATGAAGTTGTCTTTGTTTCATTAATATTACAAAAGATAATTGACAGAAAGAACCATGAAAACAGTTTGTTTAGAAGTCTTAGAGATATTTTTAGAAAATGAGAGATATAAAAGTTATTTCTTCTGTTCTAGGGATGGATCTCCGGGCAGATATTAAAGACATCAATGGTAATCTGTTACCTACAGGCTGTAAAAAAACAGCATATCCTAAGAAAAAGATTAAAATAAAATCTAGAATTTTAGATAAAAGATTCTTTACAAACTTTAATCAATCTCTCTTGGATAAAATAATAGAGTTTAGAAAAATAAATGATTAATCATGAAGATAAGTGTAAACTATGATGAGTCTGATGTAGCAAAAGCTCTTGGTAAAATCATTAAAGATTCTAATTCTGAGGAGTTTATTAAGTTATTTACTCCTATTATCTGTAGTAGTTCTAATACGTGTGAGCATTTTTTCAAGCTGATGTTAGGTAATAAACTACCTGATATAATACCTGTTGGTACTTTATGTAAAATGCATTATTCCAATCTTGGTTATGGTATAGATAAAGAAGCTACTAAAGAAAAGTATGCTGATCAAGATGAGAATGTTGTAGTAACTATAAAACAATTCAGAGGCTATCATGAATATAGTCCATATCTTGTTGAGTGTATGGTAGTTACTGGAAATTCAACAAGACTAGATACTACTTATGCACAAACTAAAGATTTAGAAGTTATAGAAGAGTTTTAAGAAAGTGTATTCTGTGAATATGCTTTTCCTGACCAAATGATAGAGGGGTAGCAATACCCCTTTTCATTGTTTAGCTATATAATGCCAAAATTTAAATACTAATGTTATAAATGTACTCTTAAATATGATACATTTACTAAACTTTATGTATTTATAATGTATTATCAGCTCCCAAATGGGAAGGTCATTTACTTAACTATAGAACAATATCTAGAACTTACTGAAGAAGATATACAATACTTGATGTCTTTAGATTCCGGTGATCACATTACAAATCCTTTTGCAGATTCAGCAGTTATAGAAAACACAAAAGAAAAATACTATGACTTTGATTATCTACCTGCAGATGAAAGTGATGATAATTATTCTGATGATACACCATTTGATGATATTATAGATTTATCAGACAATTTGGATATATAGCACTTGCTATTTCTTATTGCACAGGCAATAGTATTTACCAATTTCAATTTATTATTTATGGAAAGCAAAGTAAGAGTGTTGGGAGACAGTCTAGGTTGTGTTATTATACAATCTAATAAAAATCCTGATCAGTATGGGTATGTTCGTGTAGAACAAACAAGAATATTTACAAGCCAAAAAAACAATTGGATAGAGAGCAAAACTGTTACTGCTCTAATACATGGAACTATTCAAGATTTAAAGATTGCAGGATTTTCATATCCAGGTCAAGAAATTGAAGGTAGGATTATTATTGAAGAAAGTTTAACACCTTTTGACAAAAAAGATCCTGACAGACATCTTAAAAAAGCAGGAAACACAGGAATATTATGTTTACAAGATGGTAAACCTATCTATAGAAGAACTAGATTTTCCTATAATTCTAATGCAAAAGATGAATTTATAGAACACACTAACAGTGATGAACTATCAATAGCATATAATAAGGTAAAGGATGATTTATCCATAAAACCTAATGAAGAATTTACTTTATGATTTAAGGGGGAATCATCCCCCTGTTTTTATTATTAACTAAAAAAAATGTATATGAAAATGGAAAAGCTAAAACAAAATGTAACTGATTATCAATTAAGTGCAGGTAAAACCTACATGCAATATGAACAGGATCAGTATTCACAGTATCAGAATTATTTGTACAAAAGAGCACTATATGGTCTAGATGCTCTAACTGAAAAAGAATTAGCTACAATGTGTAGCAAAAAGAAACAAAGAATTATTAATGTTTATAAGAGAGCTCAAGTAGTATTAAATAAGTTTAAGCAAGAACTTACTATTAAATATACTAATCTTTTATTTAAAACTTTGTTTCCAAAAAGTCCTATTACAGATATTTTACTATCTGAAACAGAGACAGATGAGAAGTTTAAGAACACTTTAACTTTTAAAGATTTAAATATCTCTAAAAATGATATTATTACTATCTTTATAGCTGAAGGTATACTTCCTAAAAACTTTTTAAGTTTAAAAGAAGCACCTATTAGTCTACCAATGTTAAAGAATGCAAGCAAAACTTAAAGAATGTGACGGTTGTGGAAAGACAACTGTTATATGGAAGAACCATGAGGGATTCAGATACTGTAAATATTGCTGGAGTTGCCAAAAACATTCAGATACTGCAGAAAAACCAACAAACCCTGCTATCCCTCGGGTTTCTTCTAAAAGAAAAAAGAAAGACCAAGAGTATCTTAAACTAAGAGAAAAACATTTATTAGTTAACAATCTGTGTCAGGTAATGGTGAATGGATGTACTAACAATGCTACTGATATTCACCATACCTATGCAGGTAGTAACAGAGATGCTTTTTACTTAGTTCAGAGTACTTGGTTAGCTGTCTGTAGAAATTGTCATGATTGGATTCATGCTCATCCTACAGAAGCAAGAACAATGAATTGGTTAAAATAAACTTATGACAAAAGATGAAGTTCAATTAGAAGCATTAGCAGCAACTGATGGTAAAAGAAGATGTAGTGTAGTTTTAGGTACTGGTGTAGGAAAGACCCTGGTGGGTTTGAATCATATAGAACGTAATACTACTCCATTGATGAAAGTACTTGTGGTTGCTCCTAAAAAGTCAATCTTCCAGTCTTGGAAAGATGATGCTGTTAAATTTAACAAAGAATATTTGTTAGGTAGAATGGTATTTACTACTTATCTAAGTCTGAATAAACACAATCCACATGACTATAATGCTGTCTATTTGGATGAAGCTCATAGTTTGTTAGACAGTCACCGAGGATTCTTACAACTGTATGGTGGTAAGATCCTTGGTCTTACTGGTACACCTCCTAAGCGTGGTTATTCAGAAAAAGGTAAATTAGTAAATGAATTCTGTCCAGTAGTATATACATTTAAAGCAGATGATGCTGTAGAGAATGGAATACTAAATGATTATCAGATTGTTGTACATGAGATCCATCTAACTAAGGAGAAAGTTTATCCAGTTAAAATGGGTAACAAAAACTTTATGACAGATGAAGAATCTAATTACACATATTGGTCTAGAAGAATTGATGTAGGGTCAGGAAACATGCATATGCTCAGAGTTATGAGAATGAAAGCTATGATGGAATATCCTAGTAAAGAAATATACACTAAAAAATTAATGGAAAGCATTAGTAATAAGTGTATTGTATTTGCAAATACTCAAGCTCAAGCAGATAGATTATGTGATCATAGTTATCATAGTGCTAATGTAGACTCTGAAGATAATCTTAGAAAATTTAAAGATGGAGAGATTACTAAACTCTCAACTGTACTGCAACTTAATGAGGGTGTAAACATCCCTAACCTTAGACAGGGTATTATTATGCATGCCTATGGTAATGAGAGAAAAGCAGCACAAAGAATTGGTAGATTACTCCGGCTCAACCCTGATGAAAAAGCTATTGTACACATACTATGTTATATGAATACAATAGATGAGAAGTGGGTTAAAGAAGCTTTGGAAAATTTTGACCAAAGTAAAATAATGTGGAAAGATTTTGGGGTTAAGTTATATTGACCCTAAAATTTATTATATTAGATGTATGGAAGATACAAAAACACATAAATTAGTTTTGTATAATGATGATGTTAATTCATACGGGTATATAATTGCTTGTCTTATAAAATTCTGCACTCATGAAAAAGTTCAAGCAGAACAATGTGCAATAATAGCACATAACAAGGGTAAATGTGTTGTAAAACATGGTGACTACTTGGAAATGCTTGAATTAAAAGATAACTTTGAATTTGTTGATATAAAAACAAAAGTAGAAGAGCATGAAAGTTATATGTATTGATGCAAGCAATAAACCTAAAAGAATTGCAGATTCTGAGTGGATACAAGAAGGTATGGTATATACTGTAGTAGCCACTATGAATATGGGTTTACAATCCGGAAGAATTGGTTTAAAATTAAAAGAAGTAGAACTTAGTTCACTATCTTTTCCTTATGAGTATTATGATGCTAGTAGATTCTTACCTATAGAAGGTTTAATACTACAAGAAGAACAAGTAAGAGAAGAAGAACTTGATTTGATTTAATATGAAAATTTTAGGAATGATATTATTATCTGTATACCTTTTTGTATCACAGATTTATGTACTTTATTTTTGGTATTTATACTCAAAAACACATGATTTTATAAGTACTTTATTTATTGGGCCTTTTGTAGCTGAATTTAAAGGTTTATTATTTCCGTTTTTTATGTAAGTATGGATTATACAGTAGATTCTGTTCTTTTAGAATGTAATAATGTAAAAGAACAAATCAAGAAGAAAAAAGATAGAGGTGTCTTGGATAAAAGAAACTATCTAATAGCCTTACTATACTTTAAGTATTCTTGGTCAGAAACAAAAATTGCTGATTTGTTTGAGATGGACAGAACCACTGTTAATTACTCTAAATATTTACCTAATCAGTTCATTACTATAAATGATATCTCATTTATTGCTAATGTAAATGATTTGCATTTATCTTTTCCTTATGATTTTCCAGATAGAGAGAACCAAAAACTAGTAACAAGATTAAATGCAGTAACTATTAGACTACATAATGATGTGTATAAGAAACTAAATCATTATGCTAAAGTGAATGGTCTTAAAATAGACAAAGCAGCTATAAGTTTATTAACTAAAGCAATTAAGATATGGGACGAATGAAAGAAGTCTGTATTGATATTATTAATGCAAATGGTGGTATACCAGAAGGAATGACAATAAGTGATGTTGTCAGAATGAAAGAATTAGAAATATATAATTGGCAGGAATATGAGCGAGAACAAGAAAAAAGAAGACTACAACAGTGTCAACAAGAAGATTCAAGAAAGACTAGAGAGGTACAACAAGCAGAAAAAGAGTACAGCAGAAGAAAACAAGAAGAAAAAGATCAACAATGAAGAAGGTGATTGATATAATATTCTGGATAATATTGCATGGTTTAGCTGTTTTAGGAGGTATTACTATAGTAAAATACTTATTAAATGGTACAATTTATTAAATATCTAGTGATATGGATAAGCCAAAACTTGTCTATACCATTTTGGATGGTGGGTCATGTTCACCTGACTGTAAATGTCTATGAAGACATATATGAAATATTAGCATCATGTGGTATGAATATCATTGTTGCTATTGGTTTCTGGATTAGTTACAAAGAGGATAAGCAAAGAGATAATAACCTTTAAATTAGAATAAGATGGAAAATATTGGAAAAATAATAAAAGATTTTTATTGTAACGGTTTTGCTGGAAGAAGATATGACTTATCTGAAAGTATAATTGAGGCAGAAGGAAAAGATTGGATTGTTTGTAGAAC